GTGAGCATAAGCGAGCTCATGGAGTTCATGAGCAAAGCAGTGCTGAAACCGTGCACTGGGTTGGTTTCAGTGCCTGCGTATGACAATGACGCACCCGTAAACAAGGCCCTGAAGAAGTCAATACAAGATGAGATGATGCAACACCAGGGTGAGCTGGAACAGACCCGTATATACAATACTCTTGTGTTTGTGTCCAGAATGGTCACTACGATCCTTTCGATGTCTAACCAGACATTTAACTCCAATTATGTTAGGCTTGACAATCTGGGTTATGAAAATGTCTTGCTAATAGTTCAGGGCGGCCCGAAATTGACGACCACTAGGCAGAGCAAGCTCTTCAAGATAATCTATCCTTCCGAGGCCATAGCTTCTGAATGGAATCCATCCTCCAAGTCACAGAGACATTTTGTGGTTAAAGGTCAGCATTATGAGGAAACACCTTGGACCAGCCTCCATCAAGATGCGATACCTGACCTTATTGCTTCACCATTCAAATTATCATCAATGTATGTCTGCACTAGAGAGAAGCACAACCGCGAGGAGTCACTGACAACTTGTGTTTTCCCCGCTCTGCTGCTTTTACACAACAGGAGGAAGACTGAAGCCCTGCTCCACAACCTCAGATACATAATGGCCAACGCAACAGCGGACATGGCTGACATAGGCGGTATATTGCCGAGCTTTGCAGACTTCAATTACACACCCTTTGATGCTGCGATAAAGCAGGGCATCAGCTCTCATTATAAAGAGTATTACAGGACCATTAAGGTGTGGCTGTTGAATGAAGATCTGTCTGCACAAGGATTCAGAGACACAAAGGTTCAGCACCCTTTCCTCCCCGTGCCGATCACCAATATTGAAATGCTCTGCAGTACAATATACTGCACTTACATGATGACCAAAGCACCTGTTAAGCAGAGTGTTGAGCAGGTTAATAACTTATCCAAGGTGATGCAAGACCACATCAAATACGTGCCGACAGGAGACCCCTTTAGGTCAGGTCACGAAGTTGACCTCCGGTCACCTGCTGGCTTGAAGGAGCTGAAAATGGATGATTTCTCCTACTACCCTAAGATGGCGTATCATGCAGGCAAGTACTTGTCAGCAGTTCTTCGTCAAAAGACCTCTGTAGGAGAATTGCGGTCTAAGTGGTCAAATTTAATGAATGCACCCACTGACAACATGGCGAATAGTTCAGGTCTTAGGTCACACAACACTGATGAATTCTTTGGAAAGAAAGGCTACTATGTAGTGTACAAAGAAATATATGAGAAGAGTTTTGAAAAGCTGGATGCAATTCTCAAGGACAAAGAGTTGACCGATAGGGCTCTCAGGAGCAAAATTGGTGATCTCAATTACAATTTTGCTCAGTCACAGAAGGATAGGCCTCTTGATCAGGTCCGGTTCCACATAGTTGACAAGAAACAGCGTGGTGGTGGCAGGGAAATATTTGTGATGGACTACACAACCAAGGTTCATCAATATCCACTGGAAAAAATGTTCAACCACATATGTACAAAGGTAGAAAACGAGATGATATCTATAAAATCGACGCTTAGACCCCAAGCAGTTCATTCCAAGCTGTTCGAAAAAGCGGGCAGGGATGACAAGACTCTTTATCTTTCACTAGACTGCCGAAGATGGGCACCTAAGAGCAATCCTGCCAAATACATGTATTTCATCCTTGGGATGAAAGACATCCTGCCTTTGGAGTTCATTGACTCTGTTCTGAAGTTCTTTACACAGTATGTAGACAAGCAAATACACACTAGGAAAGCCATTTACGAGCAATTCGCATCCAATGAGAGGAATGCTGTTTATCGAAGCTGTTTCACTGAAGATGCTGACAGGGGGAGCTATTACTTCAAAATGGAGTACAGTTTCGTAATGGGCATTTTCAACTTCCTCTCCTCTATGCTACATGCAGCAGTCCAGCTGTTCGCGGCCAATTACATACTGATCAAGTTCAGTGAAGCAGGCAGGGTCATTCTGTCATTGTTTGCACATTCCGATGACAGTGGCGGGGCTTTGCATTACCCTGAGTCACTCAATCCTAAGCTTCCGGTACATTACTTGACGACCATCCAAAAGATGGTGAATCATATGTACTCAGTAAAAAAGTGCAGCATATCCAAGAGTTATTTTGAACTGCTAAGTATACTGTACTTGCAAAAGCAGTTGCTGCCTCTACTACCCAAGTTTATACAAAATATAGGTTTGAACTGCTCCGGAAAG